GTTGGTTGGTCCATAAATAATAATTAGTGGCTGAGACCGTCTTCTCAAATTGGAGGCGGCTTTTAAAAAGTATTTTATTTCTTTTTGCAGTGCGTGGCTTTGCGCAGTCCGTCTGCCCCCTCGCTCGCCCCTCAGATTTTTATTTTTTGGCTCTAGCAGAGTTTTTCCGAATTTCTGCGCTAGAGCTATTTTTTTCTTCTCGGCTTGCCCTCGCTTACACGCTTTTTCTGAAACACTTTCTGAAATATCTGAACCATTCTCTTTCAGCAGTTTGCCACCTTGCTCTCTCGCATTTTTTGGTGTCAGCTTGCTATATTTTGGTGTATCTTTACTCATTTTGTGTGTATCTTTATTATCTTTTTGTGTTACCGTATTATCTTTTTATACCCTTGTCTTTACCGTCTTTCTTTTATATAATATCTTGATTATCGTTTTGTGTAAGGCGATTATCTTTTCGTGTAGCTTGATTATTTTTAAAAGGGGTTGCCCCCTTTTTGTCTTATTCAAATTATTTTTCAATGTAGTCACGGATAGTCTTGATTAGAATATCTGTGTCCTCGTAGCCTTTTTCTCCAATCACTTTTTCAAGCAGATTTAAGGCTTGTAGCACCATCTTTTTATTGTCTTGGTCTTTTCCATTGTCTGTTACGTTTTCGCTCTCAGAAGGTTTGTAGTCGTCCTCTAATGGCTCTGTTTCGTTCTCACTCGTATAAAGCTCGTAAACTGTTTTTTCCTTGCTACTTAGTGTTACATCATAGAAGTAACTGTCTTTGTCAGCAACAATGATAGGGGCAGTAATGCGTGGAATACTTGAAAAAAACAACTACACTCTGCGCCTTGGCAAATACAAGTGGTAAAATCACTAACTCCCCTTGTCTAAGAGTGATACACCCTTCTCCTACGATTGAGTGGTATTCTTTTAGCAAGCCTTGATAGTTGATTTTTACGTTGTAGTGTTCAGCAATAACTTTCAATAACTCGTCTAGTTCTGCCTTGTTCCCTACTAGGATTGAGCGACCTTCTCGTAAGTTTGATAGGACTGATTCAAAGTCAAGAGCATTGTCTGTGGTTGTTGTTTCCAATTCCTCTGTTTCATACAAGCCTTTGATACGCTCGTTGTAGAAACGTCCTACACTCTCCCCTTCAATCACAATTTCAGCATAGTCTGAAATAAGGTCAAGTAGTTGCTCTGGATCAATCCCAATGTAGCGATATGCTCGCCCATTTTTCATGATTACATCAATAGAAGTTGTTGTTGCGATTTTGATTTCTTGAATGAAACTTGACATTTGTTTGTACCTGTCTAGTTGATAATCTTTTAGGGGGATAGGGGAAGATAGAAAAAGTTTTATTATCATCATTTTTTTAACTTAAACATTTTAGATAAGTGTTTCCGCAAATATCTTTTAATAGTGTAAATGTTTGGTGGAGAACTTTCCCTATCCCTTTAAAAAACTACCAACTAGCTTTCTTTTCTTAATTTCTTTATGATTATATTATACACTCTTTTTTAGTCTTTGTCAACACTTTTTGATATTTTTTTATTATTTTTTTGTGTTGTAAATAAAAAAGGAAGAAGTAGCATTTGCTATTCTTCCATGTTTTGCCATGCGTTGCGTACAATAGCGATCACGCTCAACCCTATATATAGCCATATAGGGTAGGCTAGTAGTTCCCCTAGATACATTTTGCGATTCTCCTTTTTGTTTTTGGTTATTGCTAACCACCTTACAAGGAGATAGGTAGTTTGGTACGGAGTTTATGTGTTTCAGCGTAGTTAATAAAGGAGATTATTTATGAAACTCTTACCTATCTCTTTATAAAGTGGTTATATCATCACTCCTTTTCCCCTGCTCGTTGCGTTGGAGCAGGGGTAGGAGTTAGTGTTTTACCATGCAGAATGATATAGATATACCTCTTTATCAAAATCTCCATTTTCAAGAATTTTATCTACGATTTCTAGTGTTTCTTCTACTGTTTGGAAGTAGTATGGACTATAATCAGTTCCACCAAGGAAGAAGCCTGCTTGCGTTGGCATAATTTCCTCTAGTTTAGCTTCCAATTCTTCATAATCTGCCTTAGTGATAACTCCATTATCAATTAGTGTTGAAGCGCTAGTATAGAAAAGGTCAGAACTTTCATCAATAGAGAACGGATTTAAAGCTAATACTTTTTCGCAAGTCTCTTTTAGCTCCAAAAATTGTTCTTTTGATACGAAGTAGTACGAACAGTCATCATTCCCACCTTGAGCCTTATCAACGAACCATGCGTGAACATGATTGGCTTTTTGCCAATATCCAACTTCATCAAAGATACTAAGATGTTTAAAATGCCCCCCTACTTCTCTAAGCTCACTTTCAAAAACTTTTGCTTTTTCTAATGTCATGCTTGAAGGAATACCCCAATCCTCTAAGCTAGGTTTAAACCTCTTCTTATTCTTTTTAGCGTTTTCTTTCCCTCGGTTGTATTCTAGTCTCATATCTGCATGAACGTAGTCCATAGCAGAAAACCCTTCTACTTTCTTAACTTTGTATAAAAATATACCCATTGTAGATCTCCTTTTTAAAGACTTTGTTGCGTTGTCCTTGTTATTTTATGATTATATTATACACTCTTTTATATAATCTGTCAATACTTTTTGCTTTCTTTTTTTATATTTTGTCAGCCCTTTTTAATTATTGTAACGGATTGGTGCTACCATGCTTTTTACATTGTCGCTGTAAATAGCAATAGGGCGATATGGTGTTTCTTTATTTAAGTAAAAGGTAACTTGTTTATCCCCAAATTCTTTCACGATTGATAGCGCATTGATAAGAAAGTCCACTTGTACTAAAATACCATAATCTTTAGAACGTTTATCAATAATATCTTGCTTAGGTTCGTTACATTGAGTGAAAGCCCCTGTTTGTTGATTGACACGGACGACCTTTCCTAGTTTTGGTTGTTCAACTGTCTTTTTCTTTAACTCTTTCAACTCTTTCAAAGTCTTTAATACATCAAGCTCAACTTTAGACATTTCTTGTAGTTGTTTTTCTTTGTAAAAAAGTCTGTCTGTATCTGGATAGCTAAAGGATTCTGGATCAACTGGTTTATTCCCTTTTTCAATTTCCTTTGGAGTGAAGATATTTAAAGATATATGCTTATCAATGAGAGAAGCAGGTAGATGAAAACAAACTCGCCCATCTGTATATACTGACTTGTCCTCGTAGTGATGGACTTGGTGTATGCCTGCTCGACAAAGCACGTCTTTTTTCTGTTGTTTTAGTTGCTTGGTAAGGAGTTTTAATACCTTTTCTTTTGTCTTGTCTCCTACTACTGCTCGGTCTAAAACTGGTGTTGCGTTCATTATGTTTTCTCCTTAACTTCTTTATGTTTATATTATACACTCTTTTTTAGTGGTTGTCAATAGTTTTTTGTTATTTTTTTATGTTTTTTGATTATTTTTTTGTGTTATGCTCCCCTCAAACCAATCTAAAAAATCCCTCAATCCCACCTTGACAAAAGAAAAAGACTAGGAAACTAGTCTTTTTAGTTAATCAAGCATTGGCGATAGGTTGTAAAGGTCTATGAACTCAATAGGTATGTTTTCTCTTTCCCCTTTAATCTCAACGCTCACTTCGTCATTGTAAACATTCAAAAAAGAAACTCTATAATACATTCCTTCTTCTAATTTTGTATCTACGATCTTCTTCATCTGCTGTTTTAAACGACAGACAAAGTTCAACTCCTTATAATCAGGAAATACTACTTCATCTAGTGAATACTCGCAAAGTTCTCCTTCTTCCCACGTTTCAAGGAACTGTTCTTCAATATCTACCAGAACAACATCAATTTCTTTACCGTCTTTTTTACAAACTGCTCTTAACTTCATCTTTACACCTCTTATTTAGTAATTTTTTCTAATAGCTCTTTTATCAGCAATAATCTGTTTTCGGTTTTTTCTAACCACTCTGGCAAATCCTCGCCAAGTTCCCAAGCGTATTTTTCCTCTAACAAGGCAAGTTGTACTTTGTCTCCAAATTCCATGTTTTCTAATAGCCAACGGTCAAAGTCTGTATCTGCCAAGGTATAAACCATTATAGCTAGATTTTCTGGGTTGCGCTCTGTCTCAAAATCAGACCAGACAACTTTCAGAAAGTCATAAACTTCCTCTGGGGCTACAGGTTGCCCTTCAATTTCTTCTCCTACTTCGTACACTTCAATCCCTGCACCTTCTAAAACTTCATAATTTGGCATTTCATCATAGCAGATTTCCATTTCTTCTTCCTCACAAGGTTTTTCTTCTCGTAAATCCCTGATAGCTTTATCTACTGCAAACCAGTTTGCTTCTTGCTCTGAAAAGAATTGAGCGATTGTTTTTCCATGTTTCTTTACTTGATACATTTTGCGATTCTCCTTTTTAAAGGGGCGTTCCCCCTGATATTACTTGTCAGCTAGTACGTCAATCAACTCTTGACTAATCAACGTGCAATCATCACTTTCCATGAAAAAGTCGTAGGCTCTGTCTAAGTCCTCTCTTGTAGCTCCTTCATCTTCAATCTGAATGACTGCTTTAACGTATTCTGAGTAGTTCCCTTGCTCTTTGATAAGCTGTTTAATCAGTTCTGCAAAAGGTATCACGTCCTTACCACAAAGCGAACTCAAAACTGAGCGAACTGCAATAAGTTCTTGTAGTTCCAATCCATGCTTGCTCCATGAGATAACAACTTCGTCACTTTCAAGCATAACTGTCTTACCGTATTTTTCAGCAAAAACATTGTAGGTATCTTCAAGCTCTGGATTCCATTCTTGCCACTCGTTATAATTCTCCATGTAAACAAGTTTAACTCCCTTGTCCTGCAACAAATCCATAAATCTACCAAACTCCATGTATTGTACCCCTGTTTCTTAATTTCTTTATGTTTATATTATACACCTTTTTATCCCTTTTGTCAATGATTTATATTATTTTTCTATGTTTTCGTATTATTTTTTTGTGTCTTACGCTAGTAAGCGCCCTATCTGCTGTTCATATCCACTCCATAAAATACATTTACCTCTAACTCGTTCATATTGCCCCTTATTTTAGCCCCTGTCACGTTTTATGATACTCAACCTAGAATTATGCTGTTTTATCCTAAAACGTCATACAAGCCATTTTAAGCGCAAATAAAAAGGCTAGTGGATCTAGCCTTTATTCTTCTCTAGTTTCTATATCAGCAACAAACTTCTCACAAGTCTGCTTCTTAATTGTCAGCTCGTTAATTTTTATCCCAAGTCTTACACTACGATTTCCTAGAGTTTTCTTAAATCTTGGCATAGCCTTTTCTAAAGAAGGCTCACTATAATAGATATATAGTGCGTCCTCGAATGGAGAATTATTCAGCTCATTCAATTCATCTTTCTTCAAAGTTCTCCTGCCACGAAAGAAATTGTCACGCTTTTCTGAAACAATACTATCTTCGATAGGTTCATTAAGGTTATAAACCACTCTCTTAGTAGTGTTATCTCCATCTTGTTTCAAAATATACGTTTTCTGCTTTTCTATGGCATTAAACACAATTTCTTCAATTTTGATATTTCCTTCTACAATACTTATCTTGTAAGCATAGATTTTCACTTCTTTTTCTGTCATACTTCTTTTACCTCAACTATTCCTGAATCCACATAGTCTTTTAGCACTCTGTGATAACCGTCGTCTCCTAGTGAGATAATAATATCTCCTTCCTCGTCCACATACCCTTTTACCCAGATTTCAGACTTATTTTCCATTTTAACCTACCTCTAGCATTTCTACCACTTTTTCGTATGGTGTCTCAGTCACAAAAGAGAAGGTAAACCGTTCTCCTGCAAACTTGATCTTCACACTTGTTTCAGTATCGTGCTTTTTCACTTCGTACATTTCAACTGACTTCTTTGGAAAGTCATTCTTGTAATTTCCAATCCGTACTGGCTCTTTTGCCTTATCAGACTTCTTCTTACCTTTTTCATCTTCACTTGCTACTACTTCGATAGTGTAGCTATCCTTTCCTGATAGCAAAGTAACAAGCTCTCCTTCTCTGGTTTTCCCTTTAAGTTCCATTGTTGTTTTCTTCTTTCTTTTTTAGTTTCTTATAGGCGTTCAGGCACTTTTTACATAGGTGTTTTTCCTCAACTCCTTCAATGTTGATAGTCTCATATTCTGTAGTGTATTGACCGTATTTTTTACATAAAGACCAGTTTATAAGATTATCGTCACAAGTTGCAAAAGCGTGAGGTTTAGCATTGCCATGAATATAGCCTGTATTATTGTTTTCTGCGCTTACCATAGGCAACTGCCATACAATGTTATCTTGTACTATAGCTTGTTTCATAGCTACTCCTTTTGCATAAACTGCTCAAATTCCTTCAATATTTTTTCTTGACCTTCGGTTTTTAAACTCAAAAGGTAGAACTTATCATAAATACATTCTTTCTGTTCTTTATTGAACTCTGGAAAATGCTTTATCAAAAATTCCTTTACAGGTTCGGTCATTTCGCCAATAAAACTAGCGAATTTGAAATCAGTATCCCAGAAACACATACAACCTTCAGGTTCGCTCCTAAAAGGCTTACCTCTGCTGATATTGTCTGCCATCAATTTATGGTACTGAGGCATTTCAAATATATTTTGTAAAGTTTCAGTATGCTCTTTATGTTTACAAGGATAAAATTTTCCATCTGGCATAAGCCACCCTGTATATCCCATGTTTTACCTCGCTACTCCTTTTACAGCTCCGTTGTTTCTACCTTGTCAAGCTCTGCGACAACTATTTCCACTTCGTCATAGTTGCTTGCTACCTGACTAACTGCGTTTCTTGCCTGTTCTAGCGTTGAGAAAGAGCCGATAAGCTCTTTTTTCTTCAATCTACCAAAGACAGTATATACTGTTCCGACTGCGTTATATACCTTCATCTACTGTTTCTCCTTTTTCAATGATTCGCTCAATCTCTTGCAAGTCCTCTAGGCTCAGTTTCTTGTAAAGTCTTTGCTCCTGCAAGCTCCCTAAACCTTTAGTAAACTCCCATGATAATTTTGAGTACAACTTATCTTTAGCTACTTTGGTTTCTACCTCGTCCTTATTGATCCACAATACATAATTAGGAGCATAGTCCGTCCATATAACTCCATCTGCTATTCGGTACATACGCTTATTTGTTGTAACATACTTATTCCCAACATCAGTAACAGTTTCTACACTAATACTACCCATGTTATCCCTTGCGTTACCAATGCCAACACATTCTGCGTAAACTTCCTGACCTACAAAAAAGTCTTTCTTTGTATAGCGTTGTTCCATTCCTTTTCCCTACCCTTCTACTAACTTAATCTTGCTACCATCTGCAAGCTCAATTTCATCTTCCATAGTTTGCAACAAGTCAACAAAAGCCAAGGCTTCACTACTCATTCCATCTTCCAAATACCCTAGCCATGATTCAAACACATCAAGATCATGCTCTTTTAAAAAGCTATTCATTGCTTCTACTGTTGTTTCGTCTGTATCAACGTACCAACTCTCGCTTTTCTTGTCATACGTTCCTTTTACAAGTAGTTCCATACCTTTTCTCCCTATTGTCCTAATAACTCCTTATTTTCATAGATATTGCCTACGATTGTGTAAAAATGTGGAAGGTGAGGGTTAAAAGGTTCAAAACTTTTAACTCCATTGTATTCTTCTTCAATATAAAAACATAAATTACTATACAAAATACCTCGTCTAACTATTGATAAAGTTTCTCTTCCATTTCTGGCAAGAATATCTCCCTCAAATATTTCTACCCCTTTTTTATCAAACAATCCTGTTGATTGCATTAAAACAACTTTATCACTTGTTTCCCTTGATATAGCAATCCCATAGCCTGTATCTGTTGATTTTTTGTAGATTTTGCCATCTTTACTTACGAAAAAATCTTCCACAAACTCCGAAAAACGTTTATCCCACAATCTGAACTTACTCATTTTTTATACCTCTGTTCTTGTTTATGATTATATTATACACCTAATTGAACTCTTTGTCAACAGTTTTTATTATCTTTTTGTGTTTTTGTCTTATCTTTTTGTGTTCTTTAACAAAAAAGAACCCTCAAGGTTATCAGGTTGTCCTAATAAACCTCAAAGGTTATTCCTATCATTCGTTTGGTGGTTCTGGGAAGCTAGTCCAATAAATCACGTCATAATCATAATTTTCAAACCCAACCCCATTTCCATAGTCTATCCAAGTATCTGTAGTCACTCCGATTTCTGGGGTGTAAACCAACACTTCCTCGTCAATATCAGGTGTTGCTCCATCCCAAATACTTGACACATTATCCCCAAAATGTACTTTTTCTTCAGGAAGCAGTTTTCTTACTACCAATTTATTCCATTCTGCTTTATTCATTTTTTCCCCTTTCTATTCCTCTCCGATTTCGCACCAATCCTTCAACTTTAAGCCAATTTCAGCCGATTGCACGAAAAGTTCAAACAGTTCTTCTTTTCTTGTTTCCATTGCAGTCTCAATAAAATCATCAGGAAAGCTATTCATCATCTCTTTTGCTGTTTTGAGAAGCCCACCAACCAACACTAGGATTTGACGTACATCTCCGTCAGCCATAACTCGGCTTATTGTTTCGATTTCCTCGCCCTTCCTAATAGTCTCAAGCACGATAAGACTGTGAGTGTTTCCTTCGCCTAAGTGAAGAAAGCGCTCAGTTGTCTCTTTAATAGCTTGTAGCTTGGCAAGGTCAGCCACATTCTTTGCGTTGTGTTCATCTTGGTTCATAATGATACCCCTTTTCTATTTTATGTTTATATTATACATTCTTTTCTACAAAGTGTCAAGACTTTTTTGCTTTCTGAGATTATTTTTTATTAAAATCCACCCTTTTTCTCACTCTGCACACTCCTTTATATCCTAACGTCCACTATTTGCCCTCTCTCGTCCTCATTTTCGCACTTTATCTATATCAAGGTCTATTTCTACCCCTTTTTCTTAAAATCGCTTATATCGGCTAAAAACGCCCTTTAAAACGATTAGATAAAAATAAAAAAATAGCTAGGATTTTCTCCTAGCTAATTAGTCCTAAACTGTCCCAATGCTTTTCCATTCTTTTTTCTTCGGCTTCTGCGATCTTTTGATAAAGTTCTGTCTGTCTGCCTTTGCTAGTAGGCAACCACCCTTGAACAAAGTAACAATCCTCTAAATATCCCTCGCAATATTCACGCTCTATATATCGGACATACTTAATCAGGTCATTGTCTTTCAATTCCTTAATCTGTTTCCTGTACTGATATAAATTTAAGCCTGTTCTTTTAAGGATAGTGCTTCTAAGTATTGGTGAACCATAACTAAGAGCATAGGCTGTTTCCCACTCTGCGATACATTCAAAAACTGCGTTCATAACACACCCCCTGCTATTTTATCGCCTTAAAAGTTCCGTCTGCATAGTTGATTTCAAAACCGTTGGCGCTATTAAAGACGATAACCTTTTCATCAATCGTACCGTCTGACAATAGCATAGATACAATAACAGTCCGTGGTACTAGCTCGTTCCCCTCATAGACTGGCTTTGCTCCGTAGTAAAGCGTTCCGTCATGGTTTGCTTCTAACCACTCCTGCGCCTTAATCTCGCTATAGCGCATACCACCTTTAGCGTCCTCTCCCACGTTTTGAGTTCGTGTTCCTGTTACTACGTTTTGACGGATAGCGTCTCCACCTAAAGCGTCTCCGATTAGATGACTACGATTCCAAAAGAACCCTTTGTAGTGCTTACCGTTGGAGTAAGGGATTTTCACTTTATCCTGAACACCCCAACCACTTGGATCAGCGTCCTTTGAAAACTTCTGGCGTACTCCATAAGAGCCTTCTACGTTCTTAAACGTGAGTGAGCCTTTAGCTTCTGTGGTACGTCCTAGCTTGTCTAACTCTCCATACTGGATTTTACCTGCTTCTGGAAAGTCTGATGGATTGATACCACTCTTACCATCTACTGTGTAGTAGTTAGGGTACTTATCAATGCTCCAAGTTTGGACTGAACCCTGTTCTACCTGCGCTACTTCTGTTGTCTGACTTTCTTTCTTGTCAGCAATCTTCTGAACGTCCTTACAACCGACCAAGAGCAACATTGCTGTTGCTACGGTCAGTAGTTTAAAGATTTTCTTCTTTTCCATAGTTCCCCCTGCGAACATTCTATAAGAGTGGTGTAGTTCCACATTCTACATATTGCCAACCACGTTGTTTAGCAATCTTTTGAAATTCCTTGTCAAAATCAAACAATGAGTAGTCCTCACGTTCAAGCTCATAGACGAATGGTTTTCCGTCCTTAATCATGGTTGCGTAACAAATTGATACTCGCATTTTAAATCCTGCCTTCTTTTTTAATTATGTTTATATTATACACTCTTTTATATCCCCTGTCAACTATTTTCTTAAAAAACTTGTCAGGAGTTTCTTGTTAGTGTTATAATAGCTTCGTACTATTCTTTGAACTTTCTTATAAGTTCTCCACCCCTCGCAAGAGGGGGTTTGATTTTAGCTTCTCATACAAAAAGCCCCCTGCTTAGTCGTAGGGGCTTTTATTTTGTCTTTACTGTGAAAACTTCTTGGTTGTTGAATCAACCATCTTAGCTATATCTGTATCGTTGATATAAGGGGTTTTAATCTTGGTAGGCTCTGGGCTATCAATCCATTTTATCAGACACTCTGATACTAGCAAGCGTTCTGCTCCTACTGTTCCAATAGCAACCATGCTTTCAACAGAATTGCCTAGACTATAAGCAATCACACACGGCAAATTGGCTTTCAAGCGTTGTGGAACAATATCTGCTCTAGCGTTATATGTTGTTTCTAAAAGGATCACTCCTGTAGCTCGTCCTCTAGTTGTCAAAGATACCAATAATTCAATCACTTCATCATACTTATTATACAGCAAACTCTCAGCTTCCATCAATGTTACTAGCAGATAAGGCAATTTCTCTGTTTCATCAGCAATAGAGTTAAAGCCACTAATGTTATGAACTTCACGCTCTGAAAACAGCTTCCATCTACGGTCAATCTCGTTTTTCAGCTCTGCTAGGACATTAAGTGTTTCTTCTTCTTTGCTTAGTAAATCCTTGTAAAGATACGGACTTCCTTTGAGATAGTTGAACTCCATATCAACGTAAGGGTTATAAACTACAAACTTAGCTTCATCTGGCGTACTGTGTAGCATGATTGAGGAAAGAGTTTGTCTTACAAAGTTGCTTTTGCCACTTCCAACTCCACCACAAACCAGAACTCCACCTGCCATAGCAAGGTCATATTGCCTTACTCTACCTTCTTTATCCACTCCTGCCATAATTGTTAGGGGTGTCTTAGGTACTCCTTCGCTTGCAAATTTTGAGAACATATAGCGAGGGGTTGGGAACTCAATCTCCCTTGTATTAAAAGCAATACGGATAAGATTTGCATATTCTGTTACTTCTAAAGAGTTAGTATGGAAAATGCTTTCCAAGTCTCTTTTTATAGCTTTCAGGGCGTATGTTTCTACATAACCATATTTAAGCTCTAGTCTAATAAAAAACTCAGCTTCGCTCCAAGTTATTTTCGTCTTGAATAACTTGATCACATTTCTTCCAAAGCATTTTTTAAAGTAAGCGTCAACCTTTTTTTTTAGTTTGTTGACTTCCTGAATACGTCTGTCACGTCTCTTTTGGTCAACTTCTACTTCCTCTTGCTCCACAATAGATAAATCCCAATTAAGGGGGATAAGAGCTTCCTGTGGTTCTTCAAAATCAACGTACTCAAACTTCTGCTCCTGCACAACTTTCCCTCTAACTGGTGTTACGCCTTCATACCACGGTAAGCTCCCCTCTTTAGCCTTTTCTATTCTTTGTAGGCTCTTTAGCTCCTCGTTCAAACGTGATAGTTCTTTGATTGAACGGTACTTCTCAAAGTCAATATCATCAAAAATAGGCTTTCCTAAATCCTTTTGACGACGCATAATTTCTATTTGTAAATTGATCTTATCAATCTGTGAACCCCAATAAACAGGGATTGCAAAGAAACCCACTAAAAAAGCTACAGCAAGCAACTCAACTATAAACATAAATTTTTATTCCTTTCTACTCGATCAGGCTTTTTAAAAAGTCAAGCGTCCACGACTGCCAATTATGGATAACTGTAGTAATTGATACGTCATTTACAACAGCTACCACAACAGCAGATAGATAAATAGAAAGTAGTAGAGACGCAAGTACAATGATAGTAACTACTAGCTTGCTATTTTCTTCTTTCATCTTCTAGCCCTCGCTTCTTCAATAAGCCTAAAACCTTGCGATTTTGTCAAGTTTTTTCTTACTTTCTCCCTCGATATACTGCGCTAGTGTTAGTGCAGGGTGTTCAAGGTGTTTAATCGTCTTACAGTAATCACACTCCCCACAATGAGTAGGGGGTACTAAGCCACTAACAACTTCCTTAACACGGTTGACGTGAGCGTAAAAGACTGCTTCGCCTATTTCAAGAATTTCATCATCAAAGACAATGACTTCTTTATCAGGGATTTCCTCTTTTGAGACTGCTACCATGTAAGGCGTAAAGAACGGACAATCCATTTGCTCTAGGAGCTTCTGGTAGATGAACATTTGCAAGTGGTACTTGTACTCATAGACGTTATAAATCATCTGTGGTACTCGTTGGTGCAAGGTTGGCGACCATGTTTCCTGCGCAATGCTACGCATGGTTTTCAGGTCAACAAAATATTGCTGTGTCAAGTTGATACTATCAACCTTACCCTTAAATGGCAAGCCTTCAAGCTCCCCTGTCAGGATCATTTCCTTTTCCACCCAATCGCCTTCCTTGCCTTCGTAGTAGTCTTGGAAAACTGGTTCATCTTTCAGGGCTTGGATAACTTTGTCAGCATTGATAAAGTCAGACTTCTTCTCTCCTGTTACAAAGATATTGTTAGCTCTTGCAAAAGCTCGCAAGTCATCAACTTTCAGCTTTTTGTCATAAGGTATGCCTGCTTCTTCAAGGGCGCTTACGACATCAGCCTTAGTTGGTTCTTTGTAGATATAGCTATAGTATTCTTCAAGAAATTTCTGGTGTTCCTCTGGCGATTCAAAATAGCTATGAACGTAGTTCCCTACGACCAACTGGATAGGTGTCTTTTCTTCTTCCCAAGCTCCATTGTCAATAGCAAGGGCTTTAGCTTCGCAATCAATGTAATTTTTGAAGCGTGACGTACTCATGTAGTAGTTGTCGTCATAGTAAGTGTCTGGTGTCAGAATTGGTTTATCCATTTTCTTTTTCTTCTAAAAGGTTCAAGTATGAATCGTAACCTTTTTCCTTCCTGCTTATTTTTGTTAGTAGTTCATTTGCCTTATCTTTTTCTGACTGGTAAGAATAAAGCTCCTGACCGTTGTTTTCTAGGCGTAGAATAAGACTGTCGCCCCACTCTAGGCAAACTTGACTTTGCTTGTCGTTAATATCCGTCAAGGTCAGCACTCGTCCACCTGTTCCTGCAAGCATACCCATTAGCCAATCTTCGACTTTATAACGTGCATTGTCGCCATCAAGCATATAGGTTGCTACGTCTTTCTTTCCGTCCTGTAAGTGTAGATAGACTAGGCTGTTTTGCTTCCTAAAGTGCAAGCGTCCACCCAAGCTATAGGTTTTTGAGACTAGGTTCAAAGGACTTATCTTCAAGTGATTAGAGAATTTTTCCAACACGTCAAGCGATAGATGGATATTATCCTCTCCTACTGCCCTGTAATAAGCCTTCCCCATTGACTGATACACTTTCTTCCGTGAGTAGTGCTTACGCCCTTTAGGGTTCAGGTAATAAGAATCAATCTGTTTCCAAAAGTTGTTGATCGCTTCTCTCTCTGTCTCTGGATAGATAAGGATTTTCCCTACTTCCTCTCCAAAAGCGTAAGCTAAGTCTCTATTCAAAACCTTGCTTATAGTGATAATTCTTCCAACTGTGCAATTTGGTTTTACTGAGAATAAGGTTGTAAGAGCTGTCTGACTGATACCTGTCCGTTCTGATAACTCACGGTAGGTCAGCCCCTTCTCCTCTTTTGCCTTTTTTAATCGCTCCCAGATAGCATAACGTAGTTTCATAATGCCCCCTAAAATACTTTAAAGGAAAGCCCTTGAACTGTTTAAAGTCAAGGGTTTTCTCTTAATTAAAACGGTAAATCATCATCTGAAATATCCAATGGATTTGTTTGTCCGAAAGGATTTTCTTGTCTTGAAAAGTCAGGAGTAGGTTGCGTTGACGCTTGATTGCTTGGTGCAGAATATCCACCTTGCCCTTGTCCTTTACCTTCACGAACTGAGCGACTTTCTAGGAGTTGGAAAGTTTCAGCGACAACTTCTGTTACATAGACACGTTGCCCTTGTTGGTTGTCGTAGCTTCGTGTTTGAATACGACCAGTAATTCCAATCTGCGCTCCTTTTTTAGCCCAATTTGCAAGGTTTTCAGCTTGTTGTCGCCAAATAACAACATTGATAAAATCAGCTTCGTGTTCGCCATTTTGGTTCTTAAATGGACGATTTACTGCAAGAGTAAGAGTTGCGACTGCTACATTTGAGGGTGTATAACGCAATTCTGCGTCTTTTGTCATACGTCCTACTAGGACTACATTGTTAATTGACATGGTTTATTCTCCTTTTTCTGCCATTTTTGCTTGTGCATTTCTTCCAAAGGTCATAACTTCCTTGTATGCTTCCTTCGGATTGTTGTGAGCCATTTCAGTCCATTTTTCGACTTGCTCTTGACTAGGGGCAAACTCCCCAAGCGTCTTAGCGTGTTCAATGAGGTTCAAAGTCATCTGAACTCCGTTACTATGTTGTTCAGCAACTTCACTATCTGTCTGATATTGATAGTCATTGTTGTTGGCGCTATCTGGTTCTACACCGTCAAATACCATGAAGATATTTTCAAGCAAGGTCTTTTTCGCTTGCGTTGTAGCCGAACGTGTAACTTGGCTATCGTCCATCTTAGGTTTTGTGACTGGCTCACGAATTTCTGCCACTTCTTCAAAGGTTTGTCCTTTGTAGCTTACCTTAAAACTAGCTTGAACGTAATAACGCTCTCCCTTTTGTTCAATGGTTGTTGAGAAGCGTCCAAAAGCTCCGTGTTCAATCAATGCAGAACGAATTTGTTTCAGCATATTGTCAATGGTGTAGTAACTAAAGCCACCAAAGCCATTTTCAATATCCTTCTCAACCCTTAATTGAGACTGGACGTGGATCAAGAGTGCTTCGATTGTTTCAAACTCTTGTTTTTCATCTTTCTTCATCTTCGTTACCTTAGATGGTTCTTTCTTTGTTGCAGACGACTTTTTAGTAGTCGTAGTGGTTGCGTTTTTGTTAGTCTTTGCGACTGATTCCATTAGGTTTTCCCCCTTAATTTCTTTATGCTTATATTATACACTTATCCCTATACTTTGTCAATAGTTTTTATCTATTTTTTTAAAAAAAGTCCTAACTTTTTAGCAGGACTTTTTCTTTATTCTGTTCTAGTATTTATAGATAACCTCGCCAAAATCCCTCTCAGCCTGTTTAATCAATTCTTTCTTGACTAGTAGAGCTTCTGCAAGGGTTTTAGCTCTCTTGCGATACTGTTTGCCACGCCTTCTGAGATACACCCTATATCCGTCTCCGTTTTCAGCCTTTGCTATATTCCTTATCCCTGTTTGGGAGTTAGACATAGCCTTGTCTTTGCTTGTTCTTGCTTCGTAAGCCTTCTTCTGGTCTAGGTTGCACGAAAAGTCCTTACCTGCCTGTGAGCGTAAATGACCACATGACTTCACTTCTTCTCCCAAAATACGACTTAATCTTGTTTCAAACTGCTTCCCACAACTACATAGACAAGTACATTTTCTTTGGTGTCGTAGTTCTTTTAAAGGGGGTGTATAACTAAGTATAGTCAGATCGCCCACTCGTTTTCCGATAACCCAATCAAAATCTTTCATCAGTTAATACCCTTTAGCGCTTTGAAATAATACCGTCTAAGTATTGGATCATTCTCTACTTCTTCCTGCGTGAATACAGCTCTACTGCCTTCTTCTGCAATAAAGGTTATATCATCACAACTGAGAACTGAGTAGTAAGTATGCCCTACAATAACCCTCTTAGCAACATAAGTGTACTTCATGAGCTTAGAAGGAAGGTCAATCAGCAAAACTCCAAACTGCTCCGTATTGTCTGATACGACTAGTTCTTCTCCAAACAGCCCAAGGACATTATTTACTTGCTCTAGGAAGGTCAGCTCGCCTATATCATAGGTTTTAACCTTTGTTTTGCTAAAGGTCTGCAACCCATCAGGAGCAACAGTTGTCTCTGTGACTTCAATCTGCCTTCTGCCTTCTGTATAGCCAAAGGGAAGAAAGAACTGGACTTCTTCCCAACTGTCAAAATGGTAATAATGCTTTTTCCCCAAAAAGTCTCCTGCAACATCTGTTACTTTTAGCTTGTACTTTTCATTAAACTTTCCAATATCCATTAGTCATCTTCCTTTTCAATGAGGATATAATACTCTTTATCTTTCCAAGTGAACTTATCACAACTGAACCTTGCTTCAACCCATTTGAGAAAATAATCAACTTCGCCATTATATTCTAGTAGTGGAACAAAATACCTCATGTTCTCCTTAACGATTTCAACTCCTTCTATATTTGCTTCTAAGAAAACATAGATTATTGCAGATTCGTCCATTTCTAGTTCATCATCTGGCACGCTATCAAGGTCAATTCCTTTTTGTTTTAGGTAATGTTCTAAAGCATTGAAACATTCCCATTTTTCTCTAGTAAGCATGATTTACTCCAATATAGCCAAAGATGGCAATTCCGTAGCTTTTCAGCAAGTAGTAAGCTACAAAGATAAGGGCAATAGTGATGATCCATTTTACAACCGTTCCAACAGCTTTAAATACCCACGCTAGGAGCATTGAGCCAATAAGCCATGAGATAGGCGTGTAGTTACTGATAAAGCGTAGCGCTTCTGCACTAAAGGACTGTAACAAAGGGGGGATTGTCACATTATTTTTTCCAAGCAAAGTAATTGCATTTGTCTGTAGCCATGCAAATACCCCTAAGTTATAAGCGATAAGCCCTGCTTGGTAGGGGTTGCGTTTGATATAGCGTTTTACTGTTTTAATCATTTCATTCTCCTTAATAAACTATTTATTATTCTGTTTTAGCCAAATTTCTAATGGTTCAAGAAAATCTTCCCATTCGTTAGTCCTAAAAGCATACCCAAAGAACTCGTAAGCCTCTACAATGCCATCTAGTTTTTGTTCCCCATTGCTTTTTGTGACTGTAAAGCTACAATTTTCTTCTTCACTATCACAACTGAATTTTGCAACCATTTCCCCATTGATTGCCTTGACTGATAATGACGCACTCTCGCAGTTTTCAAAGTAATCTTCATAAAGCTCTATGTTTGCTTCATGGATATTTTTTGCTTCCATAACTTTCTGGATTTCATCAAGCAGTCCATAGATTTTTTCTTTTATGGTTTCCTCAATGTACTTTTCAAGGTATTCTTCCATTTGTGCTTCTGTAAACACTCCCATGCAACGTTCCATACATTCCATACCAAACATTCTATGAGGTACATTTTGCACAAAAACATACACACTTTCGCCATACGTTCTAGGAGCGTCTAATAGATCAATCTTCCCACTTTTAAGCCCTCGTTGAAATAACAACAAAGCGTCTGAACCATCTTCCTCAATAATATCTGCCACCTTTTCTTCTAGGTCGCCAAATTTATAATTTTCAATTACTTCAAGCAATTCAAAGCCATGTGTGTCAAAGTTTTGACTTGCTAATGTTTCTTCAAAGAGTTCAATAAGTTTAGTCATATTTATTTTCTCCGTCATCTTTAACTTTATGATTATATTATACACTCTTTTTTAAACTTTGTCAACACTTTTTATGATATTTTGATTATTTTTTTGTATATCTTTATTATTTTTTTATGTTATTCAAAAATAACCCCCAAAGGAGCAGTTCCTCTGGGAGTTATATCCTTATTCTTTGTCTAGCTGTTCCAATTTCTCTCTTGCAAGATAGCGTAGGTGCTTCATAGTCACTACACAATCGCCATCAAAATACCAACTCCAAAAGCATTTTGTCGCTCTACCGTACTTCCAATAAAATTCAGTTCCTACTCTTTCACCAAGTAGGGTATCATCAGAAAGATGTTTAGTTTCTGTCAAAAAGGCTTCAATAGTCTCTCTCATGTTTATTCCTTCCCTTCCATTTTCAAACCAATGTATTTATTCCAAGCAGACACCATTTCTGCTTCTGCTGTAATGACTTTAGGTTGTTTAGTAAGCGCTAGTGCTTCTTCGATTTCCTGCGCCATTCTTTCATTGTCGCTATGTTCACTAAGTAGTTTTTCAAGACTTGAACGGATTTCTCTAAGAACCAATGAGCAAGTTCCTGATTCCATTTTTAACGATTCTTCAAAACTAATTTCTGCCACCTGCAACATAGAAAATGATGATTTCCCTACTTGCAAGTCTACTAAAACTGCTGTCAATAATCCAACCCCTGCTCTTAAAGAGCTACCTGTTAAAGCGTCTAGGTTGAGTAAATCAAGAGCTGTCGTGTCAACCTTCAATTTTTTTAAGCTATCATCTTCTAGTGCATGGCGCATTTCTCGTTTAGCACTTAAATAACTACCTACTGTTTGTTCTAACTCTTTTGCAAGCCCTAGTTTCTTAACGATCCACTCTCTGTTTTTATCAACCTCTGAGATATTTAAGATACGCTCCATCAGACTAGGTAAGATATTCTTAATCTTTGCATTGATTTCTTGAATATAAGTATCGGCTTTTACTTTTTCTTGCTTAAACCATGTTACATAGCTCCAAGTTCGTGTAATAACTTCTTTGTAGTCACTCGCCTTGCTCAAATCATCTTGCATTTCTCCTGATACATACAAGCGTAAAATACCTAAGTTATCTTCCTCTAGGCTTAATTTGCCAATCGTTTCAATATCTTCTTCTGCTGTATCTTCGTATTCTGCAATGTTTGTTCCCACATGGATCAAACTGTCTTTGATAAGGACAAAACAATCTCCTACGTTAGTGTAATTAAGTGCAATATTCTGTAAAGTAATCTCCAAAGCACGGTTGAGATTGGCTTCTGTTAGGTATTCATCAGATACACCTGCTTCTTTTGCGTAACCTTTACATAATTCCCAATCGACTTCTACAGGAACGCTTGCAACTGAGTAGTAGTTGTCTTTAATATCTACTTTCAAGCGCTCCAACTCGTCCTTATCGCTATCAGAAAATAGGTTGTCTAGCTCAGTTTTTTCAATCAACTCTACGACTTTAGAATGGTCTTTTAATAACATACTACTCCTAGATGAGAAGTTACGCTCAATTCCATCATGATTGATATTAAAGGTCATGCCACTTAGTTCAAAAGAACAGTTTACCTTTGCAGAATAAGCCACATAAAAATCTTTTTCGCCCTCGTTAAAGTATTCTCTTGCCTTTTCATCATAAACGGTTGCATTTTTCAGGATAGCGTGTTCAATAATTTTCTTGATCTCATTATCGTATTCATGAGCCTTCACGCCCTCTACTGTTACTGAACCATTGCCATAGTGCTTCACATACCATTCAGCAAGTTTTTCTAGGTCTGCGTCACTTAATTCTACGTCAGGAACGTCAACCCCTATTCCGTAGTGAGCTGTATCACGACAATTCAAGGTAATTGAACTAACTGTCTTTTCCTCGTCCTCTAGCTTTTCATAGGTAATCAGAACATCATATTTAGCGTCTGTCTCAAAATCATAATCAACATCATCAATCTCCAATCCTTCTGGGAAATTGAAATTTTCAAATTCTATTTCGCTACAGTCGTTTACATTCCAAACTGTCAGCTCTCCATTGTCTAAACCGATACCCCAAAATCTATCTACGCTGTAGTCACAACTCCAAGTCTCTCTCCTATCTAGGACAAGGCTACCACCATTATAACCCCCACCTCTATATTCATCTTCCCACTTTTCAAATTCATATTCGCCCTCTGCACTATAAAGCTCTCGAACGTTGAAAGCATATTCTGTTTCACTAAACTTCTCCAAACTAGCGATTTCTTCGTCTAGCTCGACATCATCTACGGTTGAGTGGTCTATATCCCCAATATCAAATTTTACTTTGTAACGTTTTCCTTCTCCAAATTCAAGTATTTTTTCAAAAGCCATTATACTTCTCCTTTATTTTTTTATATGTATCTCTAGTATAACTCTTTTTTTCTTGATTTAGTGAACAGGCTCATTTACAAAAAAAGAAGCCTATAAAGGCTTCCATGAGGTTATTTCCTCTTTGCGTTCTTCTGTGGTTTGCAGAATAAATACCTGACAAACAGATAAATATAGGTGCAAAATAAGATAGATAGCCCAAGTAAGGTTCTATCTGGACGATCATGTATATAAACAAGATACATAGCCCCTGCGTTGACTAGTAACAATAAGAGCTTGAACTTCATACTTTGCTATTCTAGTCCTTCTAGCGCTTCATGGATAAAGCCTTCAACCTGCTTATAGTCTTTTGATTCTACGTTCAGACAAATAAAACGGTAAGCTATCGTTCGCATTTTTTGAACTTCCTTGTCATCTAGGGTAATCAGTACAGGGCGTTTGACTGCTTCATTCTTCTTCTTAGCTTCTAGGATTGATAGGAAAAGGTTTAATTCTTCCTGCTCTGCGTGATTCAACACATAACGCTTGAAGCTAGATTTCTGATTGCTGTAGTATTTACTTGCTTGATACTCTGGTTTATCCTTATTTTTCAGATAGAACCTACGTTGCGCTTCCCTATGCCATTCACGGACTAGTTCTGGATTTGCTTCTCGGTATCTGCGTTGGATTTCAAGAACCTTTTGATAGTTCCGTCTCAAATATCGTCTAGTGACATGAGAATACTTATAGCCTGTTTTTGTGTTCGTACTCATATAATAACCTGTCTCTTTCTTTTTTTCTGTTTTCTCTCATAAGTTGTCTATGCTCTGCACTCAGCAGACTTATAGTGTTTGTTGCGTCCTCTATTTTAGGGTTGTACCCTCTTGCTACCATTTTAAGAATTAGTATTTCACTATCGTTAAAATAGTCCTCTAGCTCGTCTAATATCGGTTCGCAAGGAACGATATTTAGATCAGCGTGTTTTTTTACCAGTTCTGAAAAGACGTTGTTTCTGGTCTGTTTAAACTGCTCACTAATTCTTTTCCTAAAAATACTAATCGCAAGCATTTCATCAGGAGTTCTCTGTTCATTCCCATACCTTGCTTCTCGATTCAATTTCAGGATATACCGTATATCTTCATCAGGAAGCACTCGTAGCAAGATACTTACCATTCTGTAGTTGGGTAAACTATTTATCCTTCGTGCTTTATTGATTTCTATGGCTATATCTTTTACTTGCTCAACATCTAGCCCACTATATCGGCTCAAAGATACTGCCATTGGTATTCTGGGTTTTGAGGTTGGTTTGACTAGCTCATACAAGCGAGATACAACCATATCTTGTCTTTTACCCATATTTATATTATACACCGTTCCTCTGAAAAATTCAAATAGCTATCTTTTTGATAACTCCTGCCTTATAATTTCCCCAACAAATTTCATTTCCTCGTAACTTATTCCAATATTTTTATCAGGAACTATTACATGAAAATCATTCTGATTTTGATAAGCAAGGTTAGTAAGTTCTAGTCTCAACTCATTAACATTCTGTTCCTCTGTTAAAGATAGTAACTGACTTCTGTTCAAATCATCATCTATTGCAATAATTGTTTTCCCTTTTACTGTCGCCAGTTGTTCCTTAATTGCTTTTAATTTTCCTTCTACTACCGTTGCATTAACTCTAAAGTAAGGGAACTCCTTGATTTTTAGATACTCATTGATAACATTGCTTTCATCTTCCCAAGTTGAAATCCAATGGACTTGAACAGCGTTCGTGCTTGAAAGTTCTTTTACCCACTCCAAAACATCTGTCCTTACAGTCCATCTTCCCCAAGGGTGTGAAATAATTTCGTATACTCCACTATGCTCTTTGTTTGTGTCAAGCACTCCGTCAATATCAAGAAGAATATGTACTTTTGCTTCCTTCTTAAAAATTCTTTGAACTATCTCTTTTATCTTCATAATTTACTCCTCTAGGTAAACAGCTTCAACAATATTCACTTTGTGTTGTTGCCTTGCTCCTGATATACGCCATTGCAACTGTCTGTAGTCGTTGTACTCTCCACTTCCTTCTTGTTTTGGATCAAGTACAATCATAGTGTCAAAGCGATACTGCAAGCCATCTACACCAGTTCCCATGACTTTTGCTGTAGCAATTAAGTTAGCGCTGTTCAAGTGGTCTATCTGCTTGTCGCCAGTCCATAAGCCTAGAGAATTGCCTTTAAAGTGTTCATACATTGCCCTTGCTACTCTTTTACTTTCACAAACGACAACCACGCCACCTGTCAGCCCCTCTTTTCGATTGAATGACCTCTCTAACATTCCCCCTGCCATTTCCATTACAGGACTAATTTTAGTGTCATCTACGGTCAGCTTGCCATCTTCAATGACTACCTCTGCTTGTTTAAGCAGGCGTTCTGTATGCTTGTTAGACATAGAGCCTTTCCCCATGACATAATCGCCATCTACTCCTAAGACATTGAACTTTCTAAAACTTTTCAGCTTCTCTTTATTCTTCTCAGGGATAGAAACACGCTTTAGGTAAAGTTCCTTTGCAAAGCCATTGTTTAATACAGCTTGCTCTACGTTCTCGATCTCCTCGCAACACATAAAATTGCCACGGTTATCTAGTTGAGCAATATAGCTCTCGTAGTCTGCAAAATCCTTCCACTTTGCTTTCATTGCAGAATAAGAATCATAGACTAGTGTTCCCCACTTTAAGAGCCATTCTTGTCTATTTGATGGTTCTTGCGTCTTGAAGAAGGTCTTTTCAAGGGGGTAAAAGTTCTCCCCTTTACGTCTGATAGGTGTTGCAGATAAGCCGATAGTGTACTTTCTCTGGATATGGAGATAGTCCTTACAGGTCTGATTGCTACACATATCCTGCCATTCATCTATGACAAGTACATCATAGTCCAATTCTGCTCTCAACTGCTTCACGTTTTCGTGAAGCTCAACATACTTTGGATTCTGCCTATAGAGTTTTCGTACCCCTATTTTTTTACGAAGCGTTTTAAGCCCCTTCTCGGCTTCTCTAAGAGCGTTTGCCTTCGACCTTAACCATTTATCAGTTTTGACCGTAAACGCTACAGGATAGCCCAAATTTAGCTCCTGAGCGTCCCTTTCCCAACCGTTGAGTATTGCTGTCTTGTTATTCAAGATTAAAACACGCTCTGCTTTCTTCTCCTGAATGATCGCCATTGTTGCGATTGTCTTGCCACGTCCACCTAGTGCTTCAAGGAAAATACCGTCTATCTCCCTTCTACTGCGAACTAGAGCCGACTTTTGCCAAGGACGGAGTTCTATTACTTCTTCCCCTCTTAAAATCATTCTCCTTAAAGCCTTTCTTCGGTTTTATGTTTATATTATACACCTCTTTTTATCCCCTGTCAACACTTTTTATTATTTTTTTATGTTTTTGTATTATATCTTTGTGTTTTGGCTCATTTCTCCCCTTTTTTACCCTTATTTATCCCTGCGTTAGAAAACAAAGTGTAGATATGCTCGTTTTTGCCCTCTCTCGTCCTCTCTCTTGCATTTTATCTACCTCTCCGTCCATTTATGCCACAAAACACCAAAAGAGCGTAGAGCGTCTAAAATTGCCCTTAGAATTGATTCATTGAAAACAAAAAGTAGTTAGGATCTGCTCCTAACTACTTTAAGTGATTTTAATGATTTTTGCTTCCTGTCTTTTAGACTATCATCCTCTGAATACTTGTCTATATGACGAGCATTCTTCTTATTTTAATTTCAGACTGATTTTACCTTTACCATGTTTAACCTTGGTAGTTTTTTCTTCTGGTTGTTCTTCTGGTATAGTTTCTTGGTCTGTATCGAGCGTTTCAGTTACTTCTTCGACTGTTCCATCTTCTAGAACTGCTTGTGGAACTCCCACGATTTCAACTTCAGCTACTTCTGGACTTCCTTCAGCTACTTCTTCATCAGTTTGTTTTAGCCACTCAGTAATATCACCGTATTTTATGACTGCGCTATATTCACTTACAAGGAACTCCCCTTGATTATAAGGGAAGAGTGTATCACTAGAGTTTAAGTCCTCTAATTCTTCCATTGAGAAGCGTGTTGCTTTGGTAAAATCGTCTGTGATATCATATACTGGCTTGGCAGTGATTGGGTGACTGAACTCAGTCTGTGAGATAAATCCGACTTGTCCTAGTGGTGCAAGGATATTGATAAAATAGTAGTCAGTCTGTACGTCCCAATACCCTTGACGGATTGCATCATGGAAATTATCTTCGTCCCACTGGTCGTTGAAAGTCAGCTCTCTTGCCCCTTTTGCGATTGCACGTGCTTTCTTTGCATAAGTGTCTAATTCTAGGTCGAGCAAGAACCGTGCTTGCTCTCTTGTCAATACTGGTGTGTTGTTTTCGGTCATATTTCTTCTTTCTATCTAGTTTATAGTGTATCAGTCCATATCCAGACCAACGATGATTTCAAAGAGTATTTTAGGTTGTTTTCCATTTGTTAGGAAGCCTACTGTAAACTCTGTTAGCTTGTTTGTGCTATTCTTTGCATAGTTCAATGTCTTAACAAGGATTTTATCCTTGTATTTGTCCTTTAAGCGACTTGTCATTTGTTCAGCAAGCATTTCAGCAGTTGCTTGATTATCATTCGTCAGAAAGTCAAAATCTTCGTCCAGATTGTCTTTCAGAATTTCATTGACAATGATTTTCTTGAACTTCTTCTCATATAATAGAGTGATTAAGATAATCAATACAAGAGGTGCAAGAACTGATGTACTGGTTAGATAGCTAATTGCAATAGGTCTCCATAGTAGAAATCCAATGAGCGCTAAACCAATCGCATTGTTTACCAATCGTTTTGGCTTGATATATCTGTTCGGTTCGTCAGCATTATAGACAAAAATTGTTCCGACAATCATAATGAAAGCTGATAAACCAAACACGATATACCGAACTGTTTCGGTATCCTCAATAAAGCTATTAAGAATAAGCGCACTGATGATTGATACTAAAATCGTACAACTAAAAGGGAAGAGGATGCTTGTTAGTCGCTTTAAGAAAATATACTTACCTGCTTTACCCATGCTCCCTCCTTATTTAGCTTGTTTTTTACGTTTTGGTGATACCAAGCCTAACACTCCAAAGAACATAGCTAGTCCAGTCAATCCTAGAGCAGTAGATTTGCCCTCGGCAGTATTAGGAAGAGACTTGTCTTGTTTCTTAGTCCATGCACCATTGTAAGATACAGGTGATTGAGCGACTGGTTTAGGTTTAACTTCATACGCTACAAGTTTACCAGATTCGTCATAGACTTCGATAGGTGTTTCACCAGAACGGATGATAGCTTGTTTCTGTGCTTCAAGGTCAGCTAAACGTTTAGCTTCTACTTGTGCGCTATATAAGGCAAAGAGTTTGTCATAAGTTTCTTGGTCGATTTTCTGCTCTTGTAACAACTTATCAAGGATAGCTTGTGCTTCTTTCAAGGCAGTTGCTTTCTCTTTAAGAGTAGTTTCTTTTTCAGCAAGAACTTTCTTAGTTTTAGCTAAGTTAGGCTCTGCATTGAGCAAGTTTTCAAGGTCAGCCTTGGCTTGTTCAAGAGTTTTAGTCGCTTGTGCTACTTTGTCTTTAGATAGCGCAAGATTTTTCTCAGCGATCTTGATTAGATTTTTCAACTCTTCCAACTTAGCTTTTTCATTTGCTAGGTTGTTTTTAGCGTTAGTAAGGGCAGTCTGCTTATTAGCAAGTTCTTGTTTCGCTTTTTCAAGATTTTGTTGCTTGATTTTAACATCAGCAGTCAAGGCTTTTAGTGCTTTTTTAGCATTTTCTAGGCGCTTGTTTGCACTAGCGAGCGTGTTTTTTGCGTTGGTAAGATTGCTTTGAGCAGTCGGTGTTTTTAGTGGTGTTGCTTTAAGAGTGTTCAAGCGTTTCTCAATAGTCGCTTGGTTCTCTTTAGCTTCGATATTCTCTGTTGTGGCACTTGTTTTTTCACGTTGCGCCTTAGAGTTTTCAGTCTGAGCATTTAATAGAGTAGTTTTAGCAGTATTGTAGGCTTTTACAATGCTTTCAACAGAATTAGGGTTAGGTACTTCCGTCTTATCTAGCTTGTTACCAGATACTTGCTTGTCTGATACAGTCAAGAAATGAGCGCTAGTTCGTCCAAGGCGACTAGATACGTCAACTCCTAGATATTCTTTATTAGCACCAGCTGATGATAAGCCTGCGAGGTTTTGAGCGTGTTCCCACTCCCAATCAGTAAACATCATTTCAACAATGCTTGTGTAAACCCACTTCTTAGCTTCGTCCATGTTATGAATTTCATCACCACTATTGATACTGTTCATGTTCTCAATGTACTGGTGTGTATCATCTTCATAAGTAGGCAATCCGTACTTACGAGCCACGTTGTTTACTGCTTTATTGTCATGACCTTTGCCATACTCCCAACCGTCAGCCACATAACCGTCAGTAACTTCATCAGCTACTTTCACCATACCTTTAGTCACAACCGTCTTAGGTGTTCCAAAACGTTCACGGATTTGGTTCAAGAGGTCGCTAGCATATAGAGAAAGTTCAGTAATTTGCTCTGTTGTCAGATCGTTAGCGTCAACCGTAATCGCTTTGTCATTCACATTAGATTTGAATGAGTTCGCATTGAGACTTGGTTTGTACTCTGCTACTAGAGTTTTGATTGCTTTGTCATTGTGTGCTTGCCACTCTGCTTCTTGCTTGATAGGGTGGTAAGGGTTTGTCGCATAAGATTTCAAGGCAGAAACATAAGCGTCTGATAATTGGATAGTGTTGATAGCCTTGTAGTTGCTTTCAGCCTTAGAGAAATCAGTCTGCGCTTTAGCAAGTTTAGCTTGTGTCTGACTAGCCTTATTCGTTGCATTTGTCAAGGTAGTCTGAGTGCTTGCTACGGTGTTAGTAGCTTGTGTCAACTCTTTCTGAGCGCTTGAAATATCATCAGCAAGTTTCTTATCATCAGCCTTGGCTTGTGTCAAAGAATTTTCAGCATTTGATACAGTAGTCTGTGCTTGCGCTTGTGCTTTTTCAGCATTATCCTTTTCAGCGACAACTTTCGCTTGTCCTGTACCGTCAAGGATAGCTTGTGCGTTATCTACGTTAGTCTGTGCGTCTTTAACTTCGTTTTCAGCACTTGCTACCTTATCCTCAGACTTCTTAACCACTTTTTCTTGGTCTTTAGCTACTTGATTAGCTTTGTCAAGGTTATTCTTAGCGCTTTCTTCTTGCTTTTCAGCGTCAGCCTTACCAGTTTCAGCCTTGGCAACTTCTTGCTTTTGTTTTTCAATGTTTTCTGGTGTAGCTTTATCCTTAACTGCTTGCGCTTTATCTACTTCAGACTTAGCATTATCCTTTTCGGTTTGTGCTTGTTTTTGTTCGTTCTGCGCTTGTTTTTGTTTCGCTTGTGCTTCTTCTACTTTCTTAGTAGATTTATCAAGTTTGTCCTTAGCTTCGTCAACTTGACCTTGTGTGACTTCCTTTTTGACTTCTGGCTTTGTTTCTTCCTTAGAAACAGTCTGGTCGGTAGTTTTTGGTGCTACTGTTGTTACTTCTTCTGCGTGTACGTTAGTAACTCCCAAACCTAGAGCAAGAGCAGATACTCCTACTACTGCAATTTTCTTGTTATCCATATAATTTTTTACTCCATTTTTCCAAAATCTTCTACAATTTCAATATTTTTCTTATTCTGCTTTTCAGATTCAAGAGTTATCTCAAAATCAGCAACCGCTAAATACTCAGAAACTAATGTCAAACTCCATAAGATGAATGAAAACCAGAAATTACCAGTAATTAGATATAAAATCATAGCTGGAATTAAACTCCAAATAAAGATTTTTACAACCATTGCTCCTATTTTTAGATTATAAAGCATACTTTCTACTCCTATTCTAAATAAATTCTAATTCCAAAATATCACTTATGTTAGTAATATTCAAAGCGCTTGCGATCTTTGATAGGTACTCTTTGTTAATTGAGTTCCCTTGCCCCCTTGCAAACATACTAATAGCAGTTTCACTTAGGTTTGATAGTTTTGCTAGTTCGCTTTGTGTCATGTTTCTTTCTGCTAAAATCTCTTTCAGCTTTATCCTCACAACTACTTGCATTTAAGTCCTCCTACTCTTTAAGAATTTTATAATTTAATTATATAATAATTCCGTTATTTATGCAAGGACTTTTACGATATGATAAACAAAAAAAGAGTTAGCCTGTGCTAACTCTTTTCTGCGATTAGTTTTCTTTACGTTTCATTGTAACTACAAATCCAGTAGTTGCAAGTGACATAATCAATCCTGCCACTCCCAACATACTTGAACCTTCACCAGTATTTGGCAACTCG